GAGCACTGGTTCCGCGTGCTCAAGCCGGGCGGCGTCATCAAGGTCGCCGTGCCTGACTTCGAGAAGATCGTGCAGTGGTACGGCGAGAACCGCGGCGGCGAGATGCCGCTGGAGGGCTTCCTGATGGGCGGGCAGTCAAACGCGCTCGATGAGCACAAGGCGATCTACCAGCAGCAGAAGCTCGTGGGCCTGCTTGAGGCGGTCGGCTTCACCGCGTGCGAGCCGTGGAAGAGCACGGATGACGACTGCTCGTCGCTGCCAGTGAGCCTCAACGTCAAGGCACGCAAGCCCGACGCGATGGTCCCGGTCGAGCCGCCGACGTACAAGGACGTGGCGCTCTGCTTCACGACGCCGCGTCTCGGCTTCACGGAGAACATGTTCTGCGCCACGACGGCGGGCGTCAAGCTGCAGATGAGCGTTCATCGCACGCAGGGCGTCTTCTGGACGCAAGGCATCGACCGTGTACTTACGGACGCGATCGCGCGCCCGGAGGTCAAGTGGATCGTGACCGTGGACTACGACACGGTGTTCGAGTGGCGCGACATCGTGCGCCTGCGGACGATCGCGGAGGCGAACGCCTGCGAGATCCTCGTTCCGATGCAGGCCGGGCGCGAGCGCTCCTGCCCGCTGTTCACGATGAAGGACCACGACGGGAACATCCGCCGCACGATCCTCGCCGACGAGATGGACCGGGACTGCGTGGAGATCAGTACGGGGCACTTCGGGCTCACGCTCATCAGCGCCGACGCGCTGCGCAAGCTGTCGAAGCCGTGGTTCAAGGGCGAGCCCGCCCCGGACGGCGGATGGGGCGAGGGGCGCATGGACGACGACATCTTCTTCTGGAAGCGCTGGCACGAGTCCGGGCGCAAGGCGTGGCTCTGCCCGCGCGTGCGCGTCGGGCACATGGAGCTCGTCGTGTCGTGGCCGGGCTCGGACCTGCTGACGCGCTACCAGCGGATCAACGAGTACCACGCGCAGGGCAAGCCGTGGTTCGCCCGCACCTAGAGTTGGGGCATGGCTGTCGGCCCCTACGCGCTCACGTCGCTCGCAAACCTCAAGACATGGCTCGGCATCAGCACGAGCACGGATGACGCCGTGCTCGAGAGCGCGATCGACCGCGCGACGGCTCGCATCGAGTCGTACGTCGGTCGTCAGATCCTCTCGCGCACGTACACGGAGTGGCGCAGCGGCGCAGGCGTGGACGAGATCCGCCTCCACCAGTGGCCCGTGTCGCAGATCAGCGGCGTGTGGACGGGCGCGTACGCGGCGCTGGTGGTCGGCTCGGGCGACGCCACCGACATCCGCGCGAGCATCAGCATCAATCAGGAGACGGGCACGCCTGCGGCGGTCCTGACGCGCACGACCTCTGCGGGCGTGACGACGACCACGACGCTCGCCTTCTCGACGTACACGACCACGGCGGCGCTGGCGACCGCGATCGGCTCGACGGCGGGCTTCACCTGCACGATCGGCAAGAACATCCGCACGGCGCAGCTGCGTCCGCGCGCGGCGGGCGACGTGGTGCTCGCCACCGTGACGCTCTTCGCCGCCGACACGCCAAGCGAGTACGCCTACGACTACGACACGGGACGGCTCGCCATCGACCAGTCATGGTGGGCGTACTGGCCGCTCGAGCGCGGGATCATGCCCGAGGCGGTCAAGAGCGTCCTGATCGAGTACACCGCCGGCTACGCGACCGTGCCCGACGACATCGAGCAGGCGTGCATCGAGGTGGCGGCAATGATGTACCGCGACCGCCGGCGCGACGCCGGGCTCGCCTCCGAGAGCCTCGGCGACTACTCGTACACCCGCGCCAACCGCGCCGAGGTCGATGCGGTCATGGCGGGCCTGCTCACGGACTGGCGGGAGATCGCATGAGCGTCGACTCGCTCATCGCCCAGTACGGCATCGCGGCGACCACGCAGCGCCCCACGACTACCCGCGATAGCACGGGCTCGATCATCAACACGTACACGAACAGCCTCACGACGCTCACGGTCTACCTGCAGCAGGGCGGCGGCTCGGAGACGGACGCGCTCGGTGCCCAGCGCAACACGCTAACCGCCGTAGGCTACGTGCCCGTAGGGACGGCTATACAGCCGCAGGATCGGCTCTTCATCGGGACCGCCTTCTGGGACATCCAAGAGGTGCGGACGCCTGACGAGCGCTCTACGGGCGACGGCGTGGCTCATATGCGGCTCGCACTCACTCGGACGCTGCCGCTCTGATGCCTGCGCGCTCGAACTTCGATGCAAACGCCATTAGGAGGCGACTGGAAGCGGCGCTCGTGACGGGCACGCTCGAGGCGATGGTCGAGACACAGAACCGTCTGCTCAAGATGGTCAGCAAGCGCGGCAAGGGGCGCTTCTACGCGATCAGCCCGACCGGGCAATCGAACATGGCACGCGTCGGCGGTCTGTCCCAATTTGCGGCGACCCGAATCGGCATGGCCGGCACGGCGGCAAACCGCAGGGCACTGCTCAAGCGTCCGCGCGGCGGCGCTGTCCGCAACCTGCGAGATGCTGGGGTGCATCAGGCATCGGCCCCCGGCGACCCGCCAGCGCCCGACACGGGCAACCTGCGCAAGACGATTCAGCTCGCCAAGCCGCAGCGCGTCCGCGAGGCTACGCGCATCGGATGGCGCATCGGTATCGCGGCGGTCTACGCGCGCGCGCTCGAGTATGGCTACCGCCGGCTCCTTCCGCGCCCGTACGTCAAGCCTGTACTTGACCAGATGCGCACGCTGGCTCCGCGCATGATTCGCAACCGTCTACGCTTGAACGGGTTTGGAGCACGATGAAGAACGTAGCAGCCGCCATCTACGACAAGCTCGCAAGCGCCACGGGCTCGGGCACGTTCCACGCGCTCGTGGGCGGTCGCTACTACCACGTTGAGGCTCCGCAGAACACCGGATTCCCTTTGGCGGTGTTCACCCTCGAGAGCGTCGACAACGAGGACCAGTTTGGCGGCTCGCGCATTCTGCGCGGGGCGGTCACGTTCGACATCTATGTCGAGGCCAAGACGGGCGCGGCGGTGGCTATGGACATCGAGGAGGCGCTCTTTACGCTCCTTGACCAGTCCGCCCTGACGGCATCAAGCCCGTACGGGACGGTCACGCTGCAGTGCCTCGCTCGAGGCGTACCATCAGCGACCGACGAGTTCGTCATCATCAGCACCAGCTACTCGCTCTTCACGACAAGGACGGCATAATGGCAGCAATCAGCGGAAATACCGGCAATGTGAGCGGACCTACCGGGCTCGTGGGCGTCCTGAACACTTGGAGCGCCACTGTGTCGCGCGCCGTGTCCGACGTGACAGGCTTCGCCAACGTGGGCCGCAATCGCATCCTCGGCGTCTATGACCTGACGGGCAGCGCCGGCGGCATCCTCGATGACGGCACCAACTTCGACAACGGCTCGAACGAGCTTGCAGTGCAGACCGCCACGACGGGCACGACGATCACTCTGACGGCCAAGACAGGATGCACGCTCGGCGCGAACGTGGTCTTTTCCGACATCGCCCTCGGGTCGAGCAAGACGGGTGACGCCACGGTCACATTTTCCTTCTCGCTCGCGTCCACCGTCACTACCGGCAGCCCGTTCACGATCAGCTGGGCACCCTGATAAGCCATGAGGAGAGAGCCGACGATCGTCGGTACGCCGATCCCCGGCCTGACCGCCGTCGATGCCGTGACGAGCGAGGACGACTGGGTAGTCGAGGGCGTGCATCTGGGCAAGCCGTTCAAGCGCTACGTGACTCCGAACGTCAACCGCGACGGCGCGATCGCGCATGTCGCCAGCGTGCTGCGCCTGACCCGAAATGGGCTCGAGTGGGTCACCGCGCGCCGGCGCAACGAGGTCGAGGACTGCATCCGGCTGCAGGACAACTGGCTACGATCGCGGACCATATGAACCCCGTACCTACGCTCGGCAAGCTGACGCTCCGGTTCCTGACGCTCCGCGACTGGGTGGAGCTCACCGAGCAGTGGATGTCCGCGCGTCAG